AACCACAGGAGGACTGGTCGTCGCGTCACCAGAGCTTGCCCCGGGCTCGACCCGGGGGTCCGTGGTCGTCGTGAGCGTGCCATCATGGCCCAGCTCGATGATTTCAATGGACATACCTAAAAGTCCTCGGCAGCGCCAGCAGTGACGCCGTTGGCAGCGGACATCTGTGCTTGCTGGCTATACTTCAATTGGAGCTCCAGCAGCGCGAGGTTATTCTTCTCTTTGTCCACCTCGTACTGCCATTGTGACTTCTGCACGTCAATCTGATTCTCGGCTTGCTTATCGGCCATCCGGGCCTGCATCGTGGCCACCTGTTGCTCCAGGAGCTTCACTTGCTGCACAGAAACCTGCTCCGTCTGCTGGCTCTGCTCGAGCTGCTGCTGCATGGCTTGCAGCGCCTGCGTGGCCTGCTGGACCTGATTCTGGAGCGCGGCGATGGCGGTCTGCGGATTCGTGTCCTTGGTGGCGTCCAGGGCTTCGGGCGGCACGACGGTCTTGAGCCTGGCGCTGATCTCCTCGGCGTAGGGAATGTCCAGTTGTGCGACCCATAAATCCGCCACCAGGGGCAGCATCTCTTGCGGCAGCACACGCCCGAGCTCGCCAAGCCTCTCTGCAGCCATCTCGCGCTGCGTCGAGTAAGCAGGGCCACTATCGACCGCCACATCGTAGCTGCCCTTGCTCAGGAGCCGCTGTTCCTGCTCTTCGGGCGCGTCCATCTGGTTCACGGGCGTCATCGACACCGCGCCGTCTTTGCCAATCTGGCGCAACGTCGTGGGCCGGCTGTACAGTTTTGGCAAGATGTCGACAATCTGCAGCCCTACCGCCCGAATGGACCAGGCCAGGTTCGCCGGGAAGTGAAAGGTCGATTGATCGCCCTCGATCTTCTGCGAACGGATCGCCGTGCCACTGCGCTCCTGCCCCGGCTCTCCCATCGATGGCGCATACATGCCAAGCACCGCGCGCATGTCCTCTGCGGCCTGTTGCCGCGCCAAGGTAAGGGCCTGTATCGCTGGCTCGACACTCTGCCGCGCCGGCGGGGGAATCCCCGCAATCGGCTTATAGGGCAGATAGGCGCGGTACGGGTCATTGGCACGGTCCCAATAGTCCTTGTACTCGGCAATCTGCTCAGCCGCAGCAATGTACGGCGCTTTTGGCGCCAACGCGAGGGCTTCCATCTCGGCGCAGAAGGCGTAGTCGTAGGCAAGCTGGCTGGTCAAGGTCTGTTGAATTATGCCCGTGCGTATCGTCTGCCCGTCCACGTCCAGGCGCGTGCCCTCCACACGAATCAGGGGGATATACTGGCCTAACCAGCGGGTCTTACTGAGCACCGCACTGCCGCACATCTTGGCCCACCACACGGTCGGGATGCGGGTGGTGCGCTTGGGGTAGGTGGGGTCGATCTCGCCGATGTCCTTGCTGGGCAGCACCACACCGTTCGGGAATTGCACGAGCTCGATCTCTTCCCAGGTCTTGTAGAAGTAATCCGCTATCTGCACATCATCCGTGTCGAACCACACGTCATCACCCGTGCCCTGCCACTGCGAGGCGGGGGCAGGCTCGACGCCGTACTGTGAGCGGAAGGCATCACGGCTGAGGCGTTCGACGACGAAGGCCCAGCCCAGGTCCAGGCCCGCGGGGTGCCTGCTCGTGGGATCGGCATAGACCGTGAACCGTGAATAAATGGGGCAGATGCGTAAGGTTTGCTCGAAACTATGCGGGTCGACCCATTCCGTCACAAGCCGAAAATAGCCGAGCCCTTGCCCAGCCGCCTGGTCGAGGGCGACGGTGTAGCTAATTTCTGCTTCCGATTCTTGCTCGATCTCTCGGATCTTGCCCTCAAGCACGTCGGCCACTTGCTTCGTGGCGCCGCCGGACTTGGGACGCACGCGAATGGACAGCGGCGCGCGGCGGTAGGCGTTGACCGTCTGTTTCAAGAAGGCGCTCTGGCGATCCACCGTCATGGTAGGTGCGGGGTACGCTTCGCCTCCTGCCCCACGCATAGCGGCGACACTATGATCACCACTGCGGAAGCGTAAGGCGTCAAGCTGCTGGGCCCGTTCGGCGGCTTCCGCGTATGAGGCCTGGCGAAAGCGCTCCAGGGCCTGGGCCAGGAGCGCGCCATCATCCTGGGGCGAAGCCGCGGCGAGGGCGCGGGTGGAGAGGGGGCGCAGGGTGGATGTGTCAGCCATCAGCGTCTCCCGAGTGACATACCCTGCCACGGCGGGCGGGCAGGGGCGACTGGCGGGCCGAGGAGCGGCGTGTCTGGTTGCCATCCAACCGCAAAACAGCCCAGCGCGTCACTCCCATGACTCGCCCAGCTGTGTTCCGGATGCTCGGCCCAGGTCTTCTGTGTCTCGTTCCAGGCCCGCCGATACGATTTCAGCGCCTCGATGCCCGCGTAACACTTCTCTGCATCAAAGACGAAGCGCGGGAACATCGTGCGCATGGCCTGGATTCTGTCCGCAATATGCCCACGAGGCACCACGACGGCGGGCCTGAGCCCTAAACTCTCAGCAATGGCGAAGCGCGTGCGGCCATCACTGCTGAAGTCTCGAGACTCGATGTCATGCGGGAAAAAGTGCCTGCCATACACGTAGGGCTTGTCTTTCAGCACCTTGGCGTACCACTCCAGGCCGTGATCGCTTGCCTCTAAATAATCAATAACGTGGAGCATTCTGCCACTAGGCTGGATGAACCAAATCGCCGTAGCGTCTGACACACCGATGTCCCAACTAGTATATACAGGCACCGACGGCTCCCACGGCACACGGGTCATCCGATCCTCAGCGCGGGCGGTATCGAGGTAGGAGCCGTAGTAGGAGCCAATGAGGGCGGATTCGAAGCTGCACTCGAACTCTTGCGCGTACTGCTCGGGCGCCATGGTGGCACGAGCGCTTTCCAGCTCGCTCTCCGGCAGCACACCCGTATCCTCGACCGTGTACAGGGCCGCGTGCCAGCCCGCATCGTGCTGCGCCTGCATGTAGAGGTCATGGAAATGGTTCTTGCCGAGCGGCGTACCAATAAACGTCGCCCAGCCCTCACGGTCGGCGAGCGCGGGCCGCACCACCTCCGACCACACGCGGGGCCGCATCTGCCCGTATTCGTCGAACACCGCGCCGTCGAGGTACAGGCCGCGCAGGGCGTCGGGATTATCGGCGCCAAATATCTGGATGCGCCTATCGCCTGTCAGGTCCACGCGCAACTCGGCTTCGTTGATCTTCGTGCCGGGGAGCTGGCGCGTCAGGTGTTTCAGCATATCCCACGCAATCACCTTGCCCTGGCGGTACAGGGGCGCCAAGTAGCCGTAACGGGGACGTGGCTTCTGGTTGGCGTAGGCATCGGCGATGAGTTGGTAGAGGGCGAGCGTGGTCTTGCCCAGTCGCCGATGACAGACCCACACGTTAAAGCGCTGACGGGCGTCATAGAGCAAGCGCTGGTGTTCCCGCAGGGGCGGGAAGTGCACCACGAGCGGCTTAAAAGGTGATCTGGATGGTGCGCGTTTGGCTGTCGCTGTCGCCAACGTCTACGGCCTCCACGGGCTTGCCATACGCATAGGCAAAGAACATTTGCATCAGCACATACGGCAAGACACCTTGTTGCGCTTGCTTGAGGAGCTGGGCACGGACTTCAGGGTCTTCCACGATGGCGCGGGCATACGCTTCGCCGTCGAGTCGCCGCTTGTTGGGCGTCCCTGATTGACGACCGCCAGTCTTCGCTATGCCCTTAGGACGTGGCACATGTATCTAATTTCTATCCAGAGTAGACAGGGTGTGCCCTCCACCCCGCTAGCGCACGTCGAGGACACTAGCGGAGCAGGCGCATGTAAGACCACTCGTATCCCTTGGGAGTCATGACAGAAAGACGTCTCTAGTGGAGAGAAGAAGGCTGGGGTAGAACGCAGCTCTCCCCTCCCAAAGTAAGTAAAATAGACATATTACTTACTAGGCCAGAGAGTCTTACTGCGTGGTGAGAGGATATTTTATGGCGTTGTCGCCGTCAACACAAAAAGTGGTCTCCCTCTGCAGAGACATGTCAGGTCTCCACGATGCCGAGCCCCCCGAAGAGGCCCTCGCAGAGGCCCCCGCAGAGGCCCGTGGCGAGCCCACTGGCCTGGCCGCCCTGGCTCGTCCCACCCAGGCCGTGCGTGAGCATGGCGTGCTGGTGGGAGTGCCACTGCATGGCGTACTGCATCAGCATCTGCCCTGCCAGGTCCTGCTCCGGCGTCTCCGCAGAGGTGGCGGCCTCTGAGGGCCGATTGAGCATCCAGCAGGCCGGGCACAGCCCGTCAGCCCACCCACGCTGCGGCGCGCGGTGCAGCAGGCGCGCTGGGGTGGGGTCGTCGCAGAGTTCGCAGCGGGTCTCAGGCAACCGTCGTCCCCCTCTCCGTGGTGTGTGTGTGCGCCGAGCGTAGCACGGCGCACGTGGTGTGTCTACGGCGTGCGCGTCCTTAGTGCCCGTTGCGGTGTCGGAGCATGTCGAGCACCGCGTCCAGGGTGTGTTGCGCGTGGGCCACCAGTTGATCGAGCCGCGCCATGTGTTGCGCGTGGGCCTGCTGGTGCGCGGCGAGGTCGTCCTGGCGCGCGTCGAGCTTGGTCTGTAAGGCGGCGAGATCGGCCATGGTCTGCGTGTGCCGCGCCAGCATCGCCTCGTGGGCGTCAAGTGCGGCCGCATGCCGTGCCCGCGAGCTGGCGTCGAGGAATTGGGCACGGCGCAGCAGCTCCTGGGATTGCTCCAGGGCACTGAGACGGGCGAAGGCGTCGAGGGACATGTCAGGCTCCACGCGGCACCTCACGAGCAATCGGCCTGAGGTCAAGGTCCAATGCCACAATGAGACGACGAATAATGCTCCAGCTTGGGTCAGCCTTATCGTTTTCCACACGCGAGAGGTATTTCTGTGAGATGTGCGCTTCCCTGGCGAGCTGTTGCTGCTGCCAGCCAAGGCCAGCGCGGGCTTGTTTGATTGCACGGCCGAGTGTCATAGCGTATCCCCTTTCTTCCAAAAGTATACCATAAGAAGAAAAAGTACGCTATTTCTATTTTTTACCCTGAATAGGCTTTCATAGGTATCTTATCAGGGATATACTCTTAGTATAGATACAGCATGAGGCTGGCCACCACCGCACAATGTTAACCAGCCTCACACCAACCCCAACCCCGCGAGGAGTCAGAGTATGGGAACCGTACACGAAACCAGCACCAGCGTCCAGTTTGACACCGCTCTACGCAGCCTGGCCGCACAGGCCACCACGCGCTACGCCGGCGAGAAGGCCCGCATCGACAGAGGCCTGGTGCTGGCCCTGAATGGCCATGTAACGCACTCCCGCCAAGCGCTCGGAAGCGCTCTGGCCGGAGCTTTCTCCTTCCAGGTTTCAGGCCGTGGGCCAGCTCCCGCGTACAGCCGGAAGAACGGAGCAGTTTGGGCGTCGTTACAGCGCCTACAAGGTGGGACTTCCCCCACGGAGTCACCCACTGGAGAAAGTGTACCTGGTATTTTGTGCCCTATGCAAGGGAGATGTGGGCTGCGCCCAGAGGGAATTGGCGACGCGCCAACAGGGAATTGGCCTTGCAGGCCAACCGCCTATCCCTCCCGTCTCTAACCGCTGAGAAGCGGTCTAGAGAGGGCATCCCGGCGGGGCTGGTGACATCCGGAGCGCAGACCGCTCAGGCGCCCAGGGCTGGAACGAACAAGCAGAGGAGGCCCATGCGCGCCTGCTTGAAGACGCCACACGGTACGCCGAACAAGCGGCCGCTGATGCTGAGG